GCGTGAACTGGGTGGTAGGATTGATGGTTATTCCTTCGGGATACCCAAAGTCTTTACCATCTATGTACCACGTGACCTGATAAGGTGACGTGCACATATTGCTTTGAAGGGGATATGGAGAGCCGGTAGGCCCTTCGTAAAAAGGTCGATAAACCTTTCCTCGACAAAGTCATTGACGTCTTCATACATGAAGAAGTCAATATCACTCAGTACTATTTGATTAATATCAAAGTACCACTGAGGTTGCATTGAGTGGATAGCGGTAGTTACCTCCTCATTGCATAAGCTAAAACCGGCATACGATAGTAGGTCGGTTTGCTCTGCGTACGGCCAGACTGTACGTTTGTACGTCTGGACGAATGGGCGAGTATTATACACCGATAGGTGTTTAGTAGTCGTGAGCAGTGCTTGGAATAAACTTCCACGTACTGCTAACTCGGCAAAGTCCTCTATTGAGTACCAGCCGGCATCAGCAGCCAAGGCTATCGTCTCTCGGCTGTTGTCACAGGGTGAGGGAAACTTATGTTTAAGTGCCTCCCACCCTATTGCTTTGATACCCATCGGAAATTCCGATAGGGTATCAATAATAAGCTCTCGGAGCTTTTGAATACTTTCAATACCCCGAGAAGCTAAGTTCGAGTTGAGCTTACGAAATATCCTAAGGTCATCCTGAACTGAGAGGCCAAGGAAGGACTTAAATATAAGCCCTTGTGTTGGCTTTGGTGCCTGGTTATAGAACTTAGATAACTCTGAGCCTAAACCTAGGCCATAACCACCGACAACCACCGGTAGGTGAATTGCGGCGTAAGCGCGTGGGTTAGTAGCCTTTCTAGGCAATAAACTACCCATACGTTCAATGAAGAGATCGCGAATACTCGATTTCTTCGTTGCAGTGTAATAGAGTGGATCCGATGGGAGCCACTCTAGACATCCAGCAAGTTGTGATGATTTACCAATCGCCACATTCTTGTTATCCTTTTGGAGTTGGAGCGATAGCCCCCGTTCCAAAAGGCGTACCTTAACAGAGTCGACTATGATAGATTTACCATAGTCCATCCTGTTAATGGCTTCACCGTAGGGTAGATTCAATAGATTCAAAACCCTTTCGGTGTATTTAACACAGATCCTGGAGGAACCATGTTTCCCAGGGTCTATGTGAGAACCGGCACTAAGATGTATCTTAGTGATTAGGTTAAGGTACGGGATGGGACCTCTAGCGAGGTGATCATCCCCACCTATATGGATGAAACGCCAGTCCCGATAGGGAGCAGGTTCATCTGTTGCTAACATATCTTCAGCATGACAATACTGAAGGTATGCTAGTTCCTCAATCGATAGGTTGAGTAAAGTAAGTGAGGGCTTGGCAATTGCCTCCCCCATCATTACACCTGTTGTAGTGAGAAACGATAGTTTCCCCTCATAGGTTACTAGCCTTGGCCCGATAAGGTCAAGGACTAGATCAAGGTACCGATTGTTTTTAAACATACGGTACCCTGTTGTAAGGCCGCGGAGTAGGGCTTTTGTCACACTCCACTGCTGTGCATTGGTAGCATCCTTTAGGTCGCTACTCAATATAGCCTGGTCATCTACCAAAATATTGGTTTTTGACCGGCATAACCCTTTAACAGCCTCAAAAGCTTGATCCTGTCGGTGAAAGCTTGAGAAGACTGAAGGGTGATACTTTAGTGCATCTATACATAGGTGAGCTAAAGGTGATTGTAAGATATTCAGCCAATAGTCTGATACCGTTACAAAACGACATTTGTTCCCCATTTCTGGGTGAACACATGCTCGTATTACTGGTGTTGCGGAAATATCTTTCCATGCAACATACAGTATTTGTAGACCTGCGGCTTTATCAAGCCCCAGAAATCTACCTTGCTGCTCTCTAATCTCCCATTGGGAGACTATTAAGTAGGGATCAAGGAAAGGACCAACTGTATCCAGTGGTCTATCCCTGAATAACGTCCGCCAGAGTGGAATACCAGCTCTGTGGACGGCCGGACCAAAGGGAGTATCCTCGATTTGGTCCATTGAGGGGACTACGGTAAGTATTCTTATCATAGCCTCCTTAACAGCTGCAGCCTGTCCACCATCGTGGATAGGAGAGCTGTACTCACCTGAGGATGTTACTGATATGTGACATGCCCCACGTGATAAACGTGGGTGGAGCTTTCGACAGATAGCACCCACCCGCCGTGCAGCACACTCGAGCTTGAATACAAGCTCTAAGGGTGGCTGATAACTCGAGGTAAGCACACTTTCGTATGCCTGCCATGAGCGTTCTTCAGTCGGTTTACCCATATAGGGCATTTGCCGAGTTGAAGTTAAGTGGGAGATATGCTGCATTAGTAGCATATCTACCTCTCCACAGTATACCCTATTAATATAAGGTATGCTATTAAGCCTCTTGAAAATATTGTTTTCAGCGGGCCGTTTAACCTCACCTATCGTTGAGGTCTTTGCCAGTGTATGGAATAGATAATTTGTCCATTCCTTCCACTGGTCCACGAGGGAACATAAATTATATGTTCCCACGGAAAATATCTTCCGTACGATTTTTCGTAAAAGAAGATATTCCTTGCAGCCGTAAAGGAATACCTTTTCGTCAGCAAGCCAAAAGGAATCGACAAGTCCAGATATGAACTCCTCGATCCTTTTAAAATGCCCGATAGATCTATTGATCAGGACATTAACGAGACCGGTCGGTAGGCCGATATCCCGTGTAAGTATTATTCGAAGACCAGTTTTCTGGTGAATCGAAAAATATTTAGCTCCCCTACGAAACTTTTGTTTCTTAAGGGATGAGTGGTGGTAAGTCTCCGATAGGAGACTGCCACTACCAAACTTATAGAATAACCTATTGGTATCCTGTAAGTTAGGGTTACCAAGGAGAGGTAATAACCTCTCCCATGGCGAACTCCTGATTGTCCTACCAACACAGTCCTGACGGAACTGTGCTTGGATAAGTTCAATCATAAATTCACG